CATCCGCAGGCTATCTGGGGCCCTAGTGGTGCGAGGGCGCCGCATCCGAAGACGGCCGTAGCGATCAAAGGAACAGCACGTGCAGATAAGTTGATTCTGGGAGCCTCTCCGATTGATTCCAGCCGAAAGCGCGGCACACGGTTGTGGGCGATAGGTACACCAGTGGCCAAATCTGAGCTCTACAGCCGGTTGCGTCTTATTCCCCCTACGCAAGAAGGTGGAGAACCATTTCCGGCTGGCTATTGCCATTTTCCGCGTTACGGTGAGGAGTACTTTAAGCAACTGACGTCTGAAAGCTTTGTCAAAGGGCACTGGGTAAAAGATCCAAATCGGCGCAATGAGGCTCTAGACTGCCGGGTTTATGCACGGGCGGCCGCAGCAATCTATGGAATAGACCGTTTCACAGATAAGCACTGGCAAGAGCTCGAGCAATCAGTGCCAGTTCAGTCTACGTCCAAAACGCAACCGATGCAGCATACAGGGCAGCGTGGGCCTTGGATTTCCATACAGAAGGGTTGGCTACGATGACACTCGAAGAGCTTCAAGCGCAGCGGGAAGAAATTCTTAAAACCGTCGGCGTATATCGTGTGCAATTTGGCGAGCGGAGTGTGCAATACTCCGACCAAGCTAAGGCACTAGCCGCAATTGATGCTGAAATTGCGCGCTTGCAGCAGGCACAGCGGCCAGTCAGTTATACGGAGTTCACAAAGGGATGAACTGGCTAGACCGCATAATCGGATGGTTCGATCCAGCACTGGCGAGCCGTCGTCTGCACGCGCGTATGAGTATGCGCGCCGCGGAACGCTTCTCCTATGAGGCGGCGCGCAGCACCCGTCGCACGTCTGGATGGCTCGCGCAGGAGACCGGGCCAAACACCGAAATCGCTAGTGCAGCGTCTAAGTTGCGGGCGAGATCGCGGGACTTGGTGCGGAATAATGCCTATGCCGCTCGAGCAGTCTCGGCCGTGACCGCGAATGCTATTGGCGCCGGCATAGTGGCACGCACGCCAAATGTTAAGGCTGGAACTCGCTGGCAGAGCTGGATCAATATCTGCGATGCCGACGGGGCGCTGGACTGGTACGGGCTGCAAGCGCTAGTGGCTCGGACTGTGGTGGAAAGCGGCGAATGCTTGGTGAGGTTCCGCCCCCGGCGGATAGGAGATGGCGTAAATCCCCCGTTGCAGTTACAGGTACTCGAACCCGACTATCTGGCCTCATGGAAGACAGGCTCAACCAATACTGGCTACATGATCCAAGGCATTCAGTATGACCTAATTGGACGCAGGATTGGGTACTGGCTATATGACCGGCATCCCGGAGAAGCGTCCACCTTAGTCGGGGCGACGTTGCCAGTGCCCAGTCTTGTACCGGCGGATCAGATCCTACATATATATCGCAAAGATCGTCCAGGGCAGGAACGCGGAGTACCTTGGCTCGCTCCTGTCATCATGCGGATGCGCGATCTAGATGATTACGAGGAGGCTGAGCTGGTCCGAAAGAAGATCGAGGCGTGCTTTGCCGCCTTCGTGACCGGTGGCGATCCGGCCCGCACCCTAGGCACATCACGCACGGACGCCGGCAGTGGACAGCGCATTGAGAGTTTTGAGCCTGGCATGATAACGTACCTGGGCGACAGCGAGGATGTAAAGTTTGCTACGCCTCAATTGTCCGCGGGCTATTCGGACTACGTTAGGCATCAGCTTAGGTCGATTGCGTCGGGGCTTGGCATTCCCTACGAGATCCTGACGGGAGATCTGTCGCAGACTAACTACTCCTCCATCCGCGCCGGATTGCTTGAATTCAGGCGCGTGATTGATCAATTCCGCTGGCAAATTCTGATACCGCAGTTCTGTCAACCGGTGTGGGACAGAGTAATGACGCTTAGCGGGATTGATGCAGCCGTGACTTGGACCCCGCCAAAGTGGGAATGGGTGGATCCAGTGAAAGAGGCCGCTGCGGTGAAAACAAACATTCGCAATGGCCTCACCACGCTGCGCGAAGCCATTTCCGAGATGGGATACGATCCGGACGAGCAACTCGCCGAGATAGCGAGGACTAATGAGGCCTTAGACCGCCTGGGAATTGTCTTGGACTGCGATCCAAGAAAGGTAACTGATAAAGGTATCGAACAAAAGGAGTAATTACATGCCAGCTATTGCAGTACATCATACCGATACATCTGATTCAACCTGGGACGCCAGTGCGAATGAGAAGCGCCTGAGATCCGGCGAAAGCCAATCCTATTACGCACGCGAGTATGCCTGGCGTGACCCTAAGGCTGATCCATCGACCAAGTCAGCTTATAAGTTTCCGCACCACGAAGTCGATGGGAACGGCGACCCCGGGGCGGCTAACATGACTGCATGCTCTACGGGTATTGGAGCGCTCAATCATGCCCGCGGTGGCGCGGACATTCCTGACAGCGACCGCCAAGGGGTGTATCTGCACCTGGCCGCCCACCTAAAGGACGGCGGCAAGGAGCCCCCCGAGCTCATGCAGGCGAGTGTCCGAGAGACGGGCGGCGCCGAACATGTGGAGCTCTCTTCAGCCCTTTCGCCTCCCGCGACGGTAGACGCATCCGCCCGAACCGTGAATGTAGTCGCATATTCGGGAGCGACGGTGATGCGCATCGACCCATGGACGGGGGAAACATCTCAGTTGCGCCTCGGACTGTCGGATAGCGAGGTTCGCATCGGGAGGCTAGTTGGCGCTCCGGTCCTAAACGCTCATTCGGCCGAGACAGTAAGCGACCAGATCGGAGTGGTAGAGCGGGCGTGGACCGATAGCGGCAAGCTACTGGCTACGTTGCGCTTTAGCGAACGGGCGGACGTCGAGCCTATCTGGCAGGACATCCGCTCCGGAATCATTCGCAACGTTTCGATTGGAGCGCTGATTTACAAGCGCGACCGCCAAGAGGACGGTTCCTATGTGGCCACCGATTGGGAACCAATGGAAATTTCGGTTGTGCCAGTTCCGGCTGATCCGAGAGCTACCGTACTCTCGCAAGTTGTACCACAAGCGCGGGTTGAAACCCGTAACTCAATAGAGGAGGAAGTAATGGACGAAAAAATAACTGCGGGTATCAATGAGACCCGCGAAACCGTTGACATCGCCGCCCTGCGCGCGCAGGTCGCGGCTGAGCAGCAAAAGATCCGGGCCGCCGTAAGGGGTGCGGGTCTGGACGAGAAATTTGCAGACGAGCTCTGCGCGTCTGGGGTGAGCATCGACGAAGCTCGCGCCCGAATCTTCGATGAGCTCGCATCCCGCTACGAGAAAACGCCGACCAGGTCACAGGTGGCGACGGTCGAGTTCGACGAGGTTGATAAGCGCGTCGGCGCGATGACGGCGGCGCTCATGCACCAGATCTCCCCGCAGCGCTACCAGGTGGACGGTCAAAACGAGTGGCGCGGGATGCGGCTTTCGCGGATGGCCGATGAGTGTGTGCGGCTGGCCGGAAGAGGGCGGCCGGCTACACCGAACGAGCTGGTCAAATTTGCTCTCAGCACAAGCGATTTTCCACTAGTGCTCGCGAACGTCGCCGGCAAAACTCTGCTCGATGCTTACCAGTATGCTGCCCCGAGCTATCGGCGATGGGCGAAGCAAAGCACGGTACCTGACTTCAAGCCTGTCAGCCGTTTGCGTATCGGAGAGTTTCCGCCCTTTACCAAGTTGGCCGAAGGCGGCACCATCACCGTCGGGTCGACCACGGAGACTAGGGAGCAGTACGCTATCGCGACGTATGCGAAGCGGTTGGATATCACGCGCGAGATGATAGTCAACGATGATCTCGGCGCTATTCAGCAGCTTTTCGCGGGGGTCGGTGTGCAAGCTGCGGTTCTAGAGAACACCACGGTCTATACGGTGCTAACCAGCAACCCGAACATGAGCGACGGCGTCGCCCTGTTCCACGCGAACCACGGGAACTTGGCCGGCACCGGAGGCGCTATTTCTATCGCTACGCTGGATGCCGGGTCAGCGGCGATGATGACACAGAGGGGCCTTGATGGTGTCACGCCGCTGAACATCCCGCCTCGGTTCCTGATCGTTCCTGTGGCGAAGCGCGTCACAGCAATTCAGTACACTAACGTGCCCAACATCGTAGTCACGAAACAGAGCGACTTCAACCCATTTGCCGGCCAGCTCGAAGTGGTTATTGACGCCAACCTCGATACCGCATCGACCACGGCGTGGTATCTCGCCGCTGACCCGATGGCGATTCCTACCGTAGAATATGCCTATCTGGAAGGTGCGCAAGGGCCGCAGGTCGAGCGCGTGGAAAACCCTGACGACACGCTCGGGATGAGGATCAAGGCTTGGCTGGATTTTGGCACTAAAGCTATTGATTGGCGCGGGCTGTACAAGAACCCCGGTGCGTAAGCCGACATAAATTAAAGGAGAAAATTTAAAATGAAGAACTACATACAAGGTGAGGATGTTATCACGGTAGCGGTGAGCCATCCATCTTCTCCTACATCTGGATCTCCGGTTCGCATTGGGAATTTTTGCGGAGCGGCCGTGGGTGACAAACAATCTGACGGCACCACAGTGGTCCAGGTCACTGGAGTGGTTAACGTGACCGTGAAGGGAGTGGACGGCTCTGGAAACTCCGCGGTGGCGGTCGGCGACAAGATCTACTACGTCGATGCCGACACCCCGGTGCTGTCGAAGAAGAGCTCGGGAACTTTCTTCGGCTACGCCTTAGGAGCGGTCTCCTCTGGAGGGACCGCGGCTATTAATGTGTTTTTGGCGCGCGCCTGACAGACGGCTATGCTGTATGATTTTGCCAGTATGGACCGCGCCTGTCTAACGGCCTTTGGGAGAGATATTGTATTCTTACCTGAATCCGGGGGGCAGGCGCAGGTCCGCGCCATCTTTGAGCGGACAGCTCAGGCTGAGGACGCCTCACCAGGCGTCTATGCTGTTATGTTCGTACGACCGGCGGACTTACCGACCGCACCCGTCCGTGGGGATTCTGTTTCTGTGGATGGAGTCGCCTATAAGATCTTTGATATTGAAGCCGACTCTAGCGGAGGGGCAGTGTTAAAGCTGCGTAAGGCGGACTAATGGCTAGCGTGCGAGTCTATGTCAAGCGGCAACTGCGGTTAGACAGGCTCACCTTCCAGCAGCGACAGATGTATGAGCTGGGGCAAATCGGTGTTGGCGCGGTAAAACATCGCGTGCAATCCGCCATTGGCCCAAACGACGCTCCGGCAAAGCCGCTCACCAAAAGTTACGCCATCTGGAAGACTCGCCAAGGAAAGGGCAACCGGCGCAACCTGACGCTTTCGGGCGATATGCTCAAAAGCTTCGAAACGCGAACGGTGAGCGAGCAGGCAGCACAGGCTTATGTCACGGGGCGTTCATCGATAAAAACGGTTAAAAACAAAAGAGGCCGCCTGGTGGGGATAGAGAACAGAATTAAAGCCTGGGTCAACCAACAACGGGAACCCTGGATGGTATTTTCGCCGAAGAACAAAGCGGTTGTGCTCGACGCCGCAAGGAAAATGGTCGAAGCGATAAAGCCGCGGCTGCTGCTACAGAAGGGTCTCGGCGGTAGGCAACTATGATAGATCCATCCGAACTGGTCGACAATCTGGTCGCCCTGCTGCGCGATATCCCGGATCTGGTCACCGAGATGGAGGGCGACAAGCAGCGCATCTTCGCCTACCATGACCAGTATCCCAAGCGCTCCAGCCTCGCGGAAGCTATTCACCAGATGCCAGCGCCTAGCATCATGGTCGCCTGGCAAGGAACCAGTCCAGGGAGCTTCGGCGGTGTAGATGTCTG